ACGGGCCACAACTTCTTCTTGAAGCAAGGCACGTGTATCACCAGTGAACGCAGTCACCTCAATGACACGAACACCCAACACATCATCGTTCGCATCCCGGTCCAGCATCTCCTGGGTAATACCCAACTTGTTCATGGTGATCTGGGCAATGTCAGCTTTCAACGAAGTGGCTAACACACCGTTGTCAATCTGACCGGTCAACTCCTCCATCAAGTCTTCAATCAATGGTTTGGCTGTGGCCCAGGCAGGACCAATCAAATCACTGAGGGTGCCATTAACCGACATGATCCGAATCCAGTAGTAATAGACTGGTTTGGTCGGGTCATTGATACGGTCGTAATAGAAACTACCCTGTACTTGGTTCAGCACAGTGGCCGACTCAGGATCAGGCAACAGACTACGATAGATTGTGGTGTAAGCCACCGCCTGTGGGTTGATTTGTGGATACGTCCAGTGAACATCGATACCACCGAACGCAGGAGTGGCAGTGATGTTTACATCAGAAGTACTGGGGTCACCAGGAAGTGGACCAACCCAACCACCTGTACCGCAGGACAGCACTCCAGTAGCAGATAAGCTGCAAGTTTCGCCAAACATAGTTGAACTCCGATAAATACTCTTTTCATTCTATAGTAAGTGTCTTTACAACGTTAGTGCGCAACGAGGCACACGGAGCGCGCAGCGCGAGTATGGCGAGGCAGGGTACGGTCGTTGTAAAGACACGTTGACAGGTAAAAACCTTTTCTCTAATCTCGACAACAGGTTACGAGGAACCTTACCCAACCTACCTGACTTTGGCATCGTAACCTACTAAACCTGCTCATTTTATGGGCAGGTTTTTTATTGCCTGTTATTTATTTCTCTGTGTAGGTCTTCGCTTGCCCTTTGGCATCTGCGCAGGCGTGCGGGCTGCGCCCGTCCTGCTGGTGCCACGGGCCCGCTCGACCTACACGGAAGGAGATGAGTAATCGAGTGAAGGGATTCCCTCCGGGAATGTCGGCCCCTGCCGATAAGGGGAGAGGAGGGCCCCTTATATATAGGGACCGTTTCGATTGCTCATTTTTTAACCAAGGATGGACCTTGAACATTCATGAATGCCCGAGCCTGTGTGCGCGTCTGGGGAACCACCAAGTGGACGCAATCGCCTTTCACCAAGCAGAACCCTACAAACCAAGCACGAAGCGAATACGCAGCGTGCCCAACCCTCACCGGAACCGCCTCATGTGGGCACAGTTCGGTGAAGACCAAGCAGTCGATGACATCCTCAGTGGGATATGTCGTTTGGATTACGGCACTGAAAAGAGCCTGAACCCTGCAAGGTTGTTTGTCCTCCTGAAATCCGCAGACCTGATCAGCTCCGAGCTTATCGAAGCTGTGATGCGACTACAGGAGCGTCAGGCTCGCCGATACATGGCAGCCGTAAAACTGGCGATCAAGCACCTTGATCGTCATTTCGCCAACGCCACACACGAGGCAGTAGATGGATAGGATTGAAATAGTGGTACCGCAACTCAAGAAAGCCTCACAACCCAACGACAGCGAAAACGCAGCCAAGTACCCCAAGTACTGGCGGCCATTGCCTGCTGGCTGGACAGCCATTGACACCTACCGGATCAATCACTTGTTCCCGGTCGATGACAATTCTGGCCGGCTGATACATGCCCGCAAGAAATTGCTGATCCCCGGCACACGCACGGGAGGCAAAACCATGTACGACGACATCAAGGAAGCTCGCGATACCTTGAACGGCTGGCTTGAGGACAATCAACCATGAGCCAGAAATTCACCAACAATACTGGCTTGAGCTTGTTTGCCCAAGTGTACTTGGCGACCGATCATTACGATCATGCTGACGCTGGGCTATCTGCCACGTCCCTGCTGAAACCAATGAAGCAAGTGATTCTGGGGCACCGAGTGCCCAAGGAACTGCGCATCGTTGACGTGTCGGATTTGATCCCAAGTCGTAATGGTTCATCCATCCACGATGGTTTCGAACGGGCCTGGAACGATCCTCGTCTGGCAGAAACCCTGGAATCACTGGGTATTCCAGCAGCTGCGGCAAAAAAGGTTCGGGTCAACCCGACCAAAGAAGAAGTGGCAAAGGGTGGGATCATTCCGGTGTACATGGAACAACGCTTGCATAAAGTTGTTCACGGTATCCGGGTGACAGGTAAATTTGACGCCGTGGTAAATGGGGAAGTCGAAGACCTGAAGAACACCAGCACGTGGAAGTACATGTCTGGCAAAGACGAAGACTACATCATGCAAGGCAGCATTTATCGCTGGCTTGGGCCGGACATTATCACCAAAGACTGGATGAACCTGACGTTCAACTTCACCGATTACAACAATGCACAAGCACGGTCTGTTGAAGGTTATCCGCCGGCCAAGATGCTGACTAAACGTTTGCATCTGCACTCTTACGAACAAACCGAGGCGTTCGTAAGTCAACGCGTTGCTGACTTGATTCGCCTGAAGGATGCAGACGAAAGTCTCATGCCACCCTGCTCTGACAAAGACTTGTGGCGGAAAGAAACTCAGTGGCGCTATTACAAGAATAAAGCCAAGGCATTTGAGCCAGGGGCACGCAGTACCAAGAACTTCGACAATGCGCATGATGCTGCTATTTTGCTATCGAAGGATGGTAACGTAGGCATTGTAGTTGAACGTCGTGGCGAAGTTACGGCGTGCAAATACTGTCCTGCTTTCCTTGTGTGTAAACAAAAGGATGCCCTGATCGCCTCCGGCGATTTGATCGTGTAACACCCACTGAGAGGTCAAAAATGCTGCTTCGTCCGGTAGATGAAATGAGCTTTCATCCCGATATGGAAAAAGTAGTCAACATCCTGTGTGAAAAAACCCAAAGCCAGAATCATCTGTTCTTTCGGGTTTTGACTACCTTCCACTTTTCGATGATGGCTTCGCAAATGCGAACCATGATTCGCACACATGAGCGTGGGGATATCCCCGTCAACATGTATGCCCTTAACTTGGCAACTTCGGGAGCCGGTAAGGGGTTCTCTACGAACATCCTGGAAAACGAGGTGACCCACCTTTTCCGTGAACAGTTCCTGGAGTCCTTCAGCACTATTGCTGAGGTGGAACTTGAACGCCTTGTGTTCAAGCGGGCAGCCCGTACGGGTGAACCCGAAGAAGACATGCGTGCCAAGGTCAACAAAGAGTTTGAACAGCTGGGGAAATACATCTACAGCTTTGACTCTGGCACCACACCTGCGGTTAAACAGATGCGGCATAAGCTGCTGATGGCGAACGCAGGTTCCGTCAATCTCATCATTGACGAGATCGGTTCTAACCTCATGGGAAACCAAGAAGTGTTGACCACTTTCCTGGAACTGTTCGACGTAGGAGCAGTACGGGAGAAACTGGTCAAGAACACTTCTGAGAACGTCCGTAGCGAAGAGATCATTGGTCGCACACCAACCAACATGATGTTATTCGGCACACCAGCCAAACTGCTGGATGGCGGTAAAATTGAAGAAGAATTCATCTCGATGTTGGAGACGGGCTATGCACGTCGTTGTTTCTTCAGCTACGGCAAGGAAACCAACAAAGACTTGAGCATGACCGCTCAGGAGGTCTATGACCTGATGACCAGCAAGGCCACGTCCACGTTCATGCAAGACTTCAGCGAGAAGCTGGGCCGGTTGGCAGACATGTCCAACATGCACACCGTCTTGACCATGGACAAAGACACGGCCTTGGCGAGTATTGAATATCGCCTCAACTGTGAGCGCCTGGCGAATGATCTGCCTGCTCACGAAGATCAAAAGAAAGCTGAGCTTTCTCACCGGTATTTCAAGGCACTTAAAGCTGCCGGTGCTTATGCCTTTATCGACGGGTCACCGCACATCACCATGCTGCACCTGGAATACGCAATCAAGCTGGCTGAAGCCAGTGGCAAAGCGTTCGAGATGCTGCTCTCACGTGATCGTGCCTACGTCAAACTGGCCAAGTATCTGGCAGACGTTGGTGTGGAATGTACTCAACCCGATCTGGTGGAAGACCTTCCGTTCTTCAAAGGCTCTAACTCAGTCCGTGCTGAAATGCTGCAAATGGCGACAGCCTGGGGTTACAAGAACAACGTCATCATCAAAAAATCCTACAACGATGGAGTCGAGTTCATTCGCGGTGAAGCTCTCAAGCCAACCGACCTGAACAAGCTGGTCGTGTCCTACACCCGCAATACGGACATGACCACCGGCTACAACAACCAGCATGCCCCTTGGGCTCAGCTCCCCAAGTTGGTCAACACTGCTGGTTTCCATTGGTTGAACCACCATGTGCAAGGCGGTTACCGCAACGAGGAAAACTCAGTCCCTGGGTTCAACATGATCGTGTTGGACATTGACGGGACGATGAACCTCAGCACAGCCAAGATGCTGCTCAAAGATTACACAGCCATGTATTACACCACCAAGAGCCACACGCCCGAGGTGAACCGGTTCCGCATCATTCTGCCTATCAACTACGAGTTGAAGATGGACCGTAAGGAATACACGGAGTTCATGAGCAACGTCATCTCTTCTCTACCCTTCTCGGTGGATGAGTCGTGCAAGCACCGCTGTAAGAAGTGGCTGTCGCACGACGGCATCTGTGAAGTGGTGGAGGGGGAACTGTTTGATGTCTTGCCGTACATCCCTAAAACCAGTAAGAACGAGGAACGTCAGGCACGCTTGGCAACCCAAGGTCAACTGGACAACTGGGAACGCTGGATTCTCAACAACTCCGGTGACGGCAACCGTAACGTCATGCTCCATCGCTACGCCATGTCCCTTGTGGACAATGGCTTCAGCGTGCAGCAGGTGATGGACAAGGTGAAAGAGCTGAACAACAAAATGCCGGACAAGCTGGAAGAGATCGAGTTGATGAACACTGTGTTCGTCACCGTCTCCAAGGCCATGCAAGGCAAATAGACTGTGGCCCCCTCCGGGGGCTTCAGTGATCTTTCTCTACAGGAACAATGGTATGAATGACCACCTGTTGCTTATCGTGGGCAAGTCTGCCTCCGGTAAGTCAGCTTCTTTGCGTGCCTTGAGCAATCCCGAGCGCACGATGTACCTGAACACCGAAGCAGGCAAGAAATTACCGTTTCCAGCCAAGTTCAAGTGGAACAAGAACGTCACCGACCCTTTGCAGGTGTTCGAAGCGTTCGACGTGGCGGAAACCCTACCCGACTGCGACACGATCATTATCGACAGCCTGACCTTCCTGCTGGATCTCTATGAGTCCAAGTATGTGAAGGGTGCTGTCGATGGTCGTGCAGCCTGGGGCAACTTTGCCGAATACTTCAAGACCTTGATGCAGGACAAGGTGGCTAAATCCACCAAGACCGTCATCTTTACCGCCCACACCATGGACAAGTACAACGAGTCCGAGATGTTGATGGAAACATCGGTGCCGGTGAAAGGTTCGCTGAAGAACAACGGCATTGAAGCCTACTTCACCACTGTAGTAGCGACTAAGAAGGTCAAGATTGCTGACCTGAAGCACACGTCGCCTTTGCTGACCATCACCGAGAAAGAAGAACGACTCGGCCTGAAGTATGTCTTTCAAACGGACATTACCAAGGAAACCATCAACGAACGCATTCGTGCGCCGATGGACATGTGGCAAGAGAACGAGATCTACATCGACAACAATGTCCAGTTGATCATCGATCGCTTCCGTCAGTACTACAATTGAGTAAGCTCCCCTCCGGGGAGTTTGCACATTTATATCCATTTCACCAGCTTCAGGAGCAACAATGAATCCATTTGCCAATACCCAAAACACTTCCGGCGACAAGATCGGCGGTGAACAAGATCGCCTGGGTGGCTTCCAAGTCCACAACACCGACGTCTACCCTGCCACCATCAAACTGGCTTATGCCGGTGTGAGTGCTGGTGGCGCTAACAGCATGACTTTCGAAGTCGAGCTGGAAGGCGGTGGCAAGTACAGCTGGACCGAGTGGGTCACCTCCGGCACTGCCAAAGGCTGCCTGCCGTACTTCGAAAAAGACGGCGAGAAACAATACCTGCCTGGTTTCAACCGTGCCAATGCCATCTCCTTGATGACCACTGGCACGGAACTCGGCGCGACCAACTTCGAAGAGAAGATGGTCAAGCTGTACAACAGCAACACCAAGACCGAAGTGCCAACGCCTACCAAGGTGGCCGTGGACATGATCGGTAAGAAAATCCTGCTGGGCATCATCAAGATCGCCACCAACAAGCAGGCTGCTACCGGCGCCCTGGATGCCAACGGCAAGAAGGTCTACGCCGACACCAACGAAGTGCGTGAGCTGAACGAAGTGGACAAAGTGTTCCACTACGAAACCCGCCGCACGCTCCAGGAAGCCATGGCCAAGGTAGAAACCGCTGTGTTCATCGACCAGTGGCTGGAAGCCAACAAAGGCAAGATCCGCGACAAGTTCAAGAAGGTTGAAGGCGCTGCCGTAGCTGGCGTTCCTGCCGGTGGCAGCGATGCCAAACCTTCCGAATCGTTGTTCTCGTAAGGATCAGCCATGACCGACGTCAAACTGAAAGCACCGGACCCGGAAGAAACCAAGCTCGAAACCAAGCTGCAAGCGTTGGGGCTCAATGCCCCTCGCATCACGCCAGCGATGATCGATGCAATGATCGAACGTACCGAGTACATCATGTTGCCCGGTAATCACCACATGGTTTGCAAGCTCTACCTGTTTGGTGGGCGTTTCCATGTGACGGGTGAAAGCGCGACTGTCTCCCCTGAAAACTTCAAGGAAGACCTTGCTGAAGAAGTCAGCTACCGCAATGCCCGCAACAAGATCTGGCCTCTGGCCGGTGCAATCCTGGCTAACGACCTGCACAACAATCGCCCACCGCTGCCTGAAGAAATTCAGAAGCAGCCGGAAGCGATTCAACGTGTGTTCGTTGAACTCAACCAAAACATGGCTCGCCTGAAAGGCTTGTCCCTGGCTTTGGCTGATGAAGCCAGTCTTGCCGATGCAGGTGTTGACCCTGTGGAACTGGAACTGCTCAAAGAGCAGCACAGCCACATGGCTAAGTACTGTGAGGTTCTGCAAAAGCGCTTGGCGCGTATTGGTCTGTAATGGCCTTACTCAAGGTACTGGGCATGGACCCATCCCTGCGTAATTGGGGAATAGCGGCTGGAACTCTGAACACCGAGACCGGTCAGTTGATTGTCAAGCACGTAAATGTGATCCAGGCCCTCGTACCGGAAGGTAAAACAGTTCGACAGAACTCAAAGGATTTAGCCACGGCTCAACAGCTGATGGCAGGAATCCTTCCCTACTTGAACGAGAAACCACACCTCATCTTTGCTGAGGTTCCCGTAGGTAGCCAGTCTGCAAGGGCTATGGCTTCATACGGTGTATGTGTGGGCGTACTGGGTTCTATCCGTGCCCATGGCATACCGTTCTTTGAAGTGACGCCAAACGAAGTCAAACTCGCCACCGTGGGCAGTAAAACTGCCACGAAGGAAGAGATGATTGCTTTTGCACTCAGGGAACAACCAACAGCCTCTTGGCCAATGGTCCGAGGAAAACTGTCAGCGGCGAAGGCAGAGCACATGGCAGACGCCTACGCTGCCATCGTCGCTGGCTTGAAAACCAATGAATACCGCCAACTTGCTGCCATGCAGCAGAAATAAGGAACCACGATGCAAATCAACGTCTCGCAAAAAGAAATCCTCGCCGGTCTGGTCATGTACCTGACTTCGCGTGGCTTCCAGGGTCTGACCCCGGAAAACCTGAAGGTCTCCTTCTCCCAAGGTCGTGGCGACAAAGGCCAGCTGACCGGTTGCATCGAAGAGCTGGACGGTCCAGTGAGCCAAGAGCAGCCGAGTGAAACCGTGGTCAAGGAGCCTTCGGCCAAGGCTACCAAAACCAAGGCAACCCCAACCACTGATGCACTGCCAGTCGAACTGGGTGGCACTGCCACCAAAGCTCAAGTGACTGCTGAAGAAGCAGTTCAAGACCCGGCTCCAACCACAGCTGTAAAAGCTATTGAAGAAGAAGCCGTTGCCTCGGATGTTTCGAAAGATCCTGAGCCTCAAGGCGAAAGCCTTTTCGCGTAATCAACCGGTCTGAGTAGCCCCTTCGGGGGCTGTTCTTTGGAGGTCGCGTGAGCAAGAAGGCGGAGAAACACTGGTTTCTGATGAGCTTCCAGGTTCAGCATCCAGGCACTTGGGTGCCCATGAGCTTCCTGGTAGCCTTGGACGATATGAGCATGTCTGTCCCGCAGATGAATGCGGCCAAGCAAGCCAATCGCGTACCAGATAGCTCGGTATTGATCGCTGTGTCCTACCTGGGTTACAAGACTGAGAAAGCCATGAATGGCCTGCCTGAAGTCGATGAACCCACGGTACTCAGCGATCCGTATAAGGAAGGCTTATTGGCTGCTGGAAGTGTTGATCCTTCCAGTCCTAGCCAACCCTTGAACCCTTACAGCATGACCAACGGTGATCCGGTGGAAATCTGGAAGATGAACGAGTGGGCCAATGGTGTGCAAGCCATGCAAGAAGTGAAACGGAAGGTCAGCCCTGGGCCGCCACCAGCGGAACATGTGATCCTCCCAACCACCAAAGCAGTGGCTAAAGCCAATAAATAAGCTTTCCCCATGGAGACAACCATGACAAAAACCCGATCAGTCTCTACTCACTTGAAGCGCAGGCGACAAGGCACAGGAGCAAGAGACTGCATCGGAGGTAGTATTGACAGTGCGTACCCGCGAACTGTTCTTGGTCATACGGCTGAACACTCATTGCATGTACTTCTGCCTAGTAGCTAAGGGGACTCCCTAGGGAGGCGCGAAAAGAGATACGGGATGCAAAGACACCTAGGTCACGACACAGCAAGAACGACTGGAGGGTTGGACACCCTCACACTGTCAGTACTCCCTCCGATGCAGAATGATCTGCATCACTTCTACAATCTCAGCAAAAGAACGTAGAAGAAACCAAAGCTTTAAACTTTGGCCGTCTCTGACGGTGATTCGACGATGATAATGAGTGACAGCGTAAGGTCTGCGAGCAAGCAGAGCGTTAAAAATACAGATACACAATTGTGTTTGTTGGCTGCGAACAAGCAGCGCAAGTAGTAAACAGAAATGACCCAGAATTAGGCAGGCGACGAGTGAGTCGCATAGCCAGTGAATCGAGAAAAGCGCTCGATTTGCGCAAGCCGGAAACCATGTGAGGTGGCGCCTCACCCATTGCAATTGCTAGCAGGCTGACCATTGACTTGGAGGTCTGCACCCGAGCGGTTGCATTGGTGGGTGCTTTGACAGTGAATGCGAAGGCTGGTGCACCAGACCAACAGTAACTGGAAGAACTACGGACCAAGTAGATGGGTGACCAACGCTTTTCGCGAGCGGGAGGGACACGATCTAGCAATCCATTACTCGCAAAGCATCCAACCAATGTAACCTCTCAACACATGGAACTCAGGTTCCTAACCAACCGCTGTAAAAGGAGTTCTACTGTGCGTAAAAACAATAGCAACCAGATTCACCTGTTGGCCCTGGCGTTCCAAGCCTTGGGATGCTCGCCTCGTGGTGAAGATGCTCAAGACAAAATCGCCAAGCAAATCATTGCTTTGGTCGATGAAGACGCCCCTGTACAAGTGACTGGTGACGTCAACGGCGAAGACAAGGGTGAACCGCGTCAAGCCAGCGAAGCCCCGTTGCCTGAAGCCTGCGGTTGTGGCAGCAAGGCGTGCGAAGTCCTGGACATCCTGATTGGCAGCGCCTCCGGCGATCTGACTGATCTGGCTGAGCAAGTCATGGCAGAGCTGGGCCTGAAAGAAGCACCCAAGTTCCTGGACCATGTACTGGGCGAACTGACGGAGCGTCTCGAAACCGGCCTTGTCCAAGACAACGATGGTATTCGTAGCCGCGTCATCAGCTTCACGGCCAGCATGATGGTTGCCGCACTCAAGGGTGCCAAAGCCACACGTGTCAATCCAGACGGCGTATCGGTCACCGTGCGTGAGTTCAGCTCGCCTGATGAGCTGTTCGCGTTCCTGGACAGCATGGGCAAAGACTGATGTCGGCGCCGGTGGATCAGTTCACCCTGCAACAGTGGGCGGAAGCACAAAGCAAGCCGTCCTCTGAAAATCCTTTGGGCACACAAGTGCTCGAAGCGTTGCTGGCCTTACAACTGGCTTGCAAAGCCAATGACAACCCTATGTTCGTGGCCTTGGTCACGGATGCAGGTGTGACGTTGGTCAGCGAGCTGGGCAGTAAGCCAGAGAACGTACCGGCAGAACTGCTGATGGCGCGTTCCACATTGACCGGTGATCCGGCCCATATGATGGAAGTGGTCACGGCAACGATGAAGGTAAACAGCGGTATCAAGTTCTAACCCCACCAAGGGGAAACCATGAGAAAAGCACTATCAGTGCTGATCGGTTTGGCGGTAGCACTAGGGTTCGCCCTTGCTGTCATCACCGCTTGGTTTGCCTTTGGCTTCATCCTTCGAATCATTGGCTTTCTCGTAGCAATCATCGGAGTGCTGTTTGTATGCGCATTCATTGGTTGGAGCTGGTGGACTGAGTGCGTGGTAGAACCATACCGAGCAAAAAGGAAAAAGCCTCAGAAATGAGGCTTTTTTTGTTGTTGAGGGGGGAGTAGCTTAATTTGGTAAAGCCTCACTGATCATGATGAATGCGGGTTCGAATCCTGTCTCCCTCCACCTTTTAACGATAAAGACAACGAAGGTAGTCTGGCTGATGAGGCTTATGCCGCAGCGTTTCGCAGTGGGGCCCTTGTGCCAATGCGACAGACTACCCCCGTTGTCCTTATTACAACATCTTGATGGCTGGCAACTCGTCCAGAGTACCCAAGAAGCCAAAGGCTCCATCATTTAGTGGGTTATTACCCAGCTTGTTCAACCAGCTGGAATCCATGACCGATTGCATACCACTCACGTAGTGGGACAGTGCAGCCATGCCGATAACCCGTGCCGGTTTCTCCCGTACCAGACGCATGATGGTCTTCTGGATCCGCATGTAGTACTTGGTGAACATCACCACGCCCATGTCATTCAAGAACTGAATGCTACGGTGTGATGGCAGGTCATAGTTCACGAAGCTCTCTTCAGCTTGACGCAGAGCATCTGCCTGGCTGAGTGGATCACGCGCACGGTTCATGGTGTGCTGATACATGGCGTAACGAGCCACCAAGTCAGACAGCTGAGTCGATTGGCTGAGGAACTTGTACACGCTGGTATCGTGAGTCATGTAGACCTGCTTGCCAGCTTCGCGTAGGAGCTTAGGTACACGAGCAGTGTACTTCTCAACGCCATGCTGCAAGCGTGACTTGTAGCTGTACTGACTGTCGTCTGCTTCCACGTCTTCCACGATGGTTGGCATCAAGCCAGCGTCGATCAGTGGTTTGATAGGGTTACGTGCAATACGATCACGCAACTCAATCGCTTCACTTTCCAGACTGGCTTGGCCTTCTGGTACATACCCCACTTCCAATGCCTGAGTGATCTGCATCAAACGACGAGAGTCTTTGCGGTAGTCCAGTGCACCTTTGATAGCCACTGCGTGAGATTCAATCATCTCGCGAGGGCTCACACCTTCGATAGCGAGCAGAGACAAGTTGGACATCATGTTACCCACGAGAGTAGTGATGTTTTTCACAACCAGAATGTCTTTAGCCTCCTTCATCAGCTCTTGCATCACGTCCTCGGCTTGACCGATGCGCAGTGCAGCTTTCTCCCCAAAGAGAGCTTGAGCCACCGACACAAACAATTGTTCAGCCCAGTTACGATCACCAAGACCTGCTTTCTTGGTCAGGTCACGGTCTGGCTTACCGAAAGGTTCAGTCAGGCTGTATTTGCGATAACCAATGATCAAGTTCAATTGATCAGCTGGAATCAGCATGTTATCCGCTTTCCAAACCTGCTTGATTTCACGTTTAGTGGCTTCAGGCAGCAAGCGATACATTTCAGCGATGTCAGGATCAGTACTGTCTTTACCCACCACCAGATAACTGGAAGGACGGTTCTTATAGTCCGCACGGTACTGATCATAGAGCGAACGCACCACGTCAGAGTTCTGCTGAGCTGTAGAAACCTTGTCCACGATCTGACCAGACAACGTACCCAGGATTTGATCCATGGAGTTGTCACGGTCCAGGAGCACATCACGGTTGTGCTCGGTCATCATGTAACGGTAATCCGCAATGCGGCCATCTGGCGCCAACACAGGAACCATCTTGCCTGCCTTCTGAGCACGCGGATCATAGGTCATGTCACGATTGAACAAGTCAGCAATCAGTGGAGCCTTGGCCGTACGGATCATTTGCTTGTGCTTGGCCGAACTGACCTGAGTACCGTTGAGCATGTTGACGCTCTGACGCTCAGGACTGGAACCCTTACGGTGCATGCCGGTAAAGGACAAAGCACCTGTGAGTAAGCCAGTTTGCCCAGCACCACGACGGGTCATCAACACACGGTCATCGGTGACTTGATCCGTTGGGTCTTTCTGCAAGGCAGTGCCCTGTACGTACCCAGCCTTCAGGTAAGCATCGATATCCGCACGATCCACCAACAGGACTTCAATCTTGTTGTCATGGATTTCTGGTGTGTAACCAGCGATCTGCAAGGCTTCTTGGTTCTTGAACAGCAGTTCAGCAGATTTCTTCTGCAAGCCAGCATGCAGCTTGAGAATCATGTCCACACCACTGTGGTCACCACGTTGGCTTTCGGTACGGAACACTTCCATGGCCCGGTTCATGTCAGTCCGTCCGGTGTAAGCCAAAGCGTACACAGGCAACAACTGATCGAGCACCTTGGTCATGGCTTTAACGTCAGCTTCACTCACTGTACCAGCCTTGCTGGTGCCCAGCAGTTGGGCGATGTTACGGGTGTTCAGCATCAAGTTGTCCGAGACGTTACCCCCAACCACTTTGTGGTAAGCCAAGTCCTTGGTGGCCGCAGTCAGGTAACCAAAGTCAGTACTCAGTGCCTTGACCTGGTTTTCCAGATATACACGGAACTGTTTCATCTGAGCAGGATCTTCCATCAGCTCTTTCAGCCGTACAGTGCCCAGGGTATCTGCCAGTGCCGAAGCATTGGTACGCAGGAATACACGAGTCAGGGCATTACGGTCTTCTTGAGTGAGGTAAGCTCCACCATCCTTGAACGAATCGTTGACCTGCGAAACCGTGTTCTCGATGTGATCTTTACGATCCTTCTCGATAGCCTTGGCTTGCTTGAACAGCTCAGTAGCGATGCGGTTACCGTCATGTGCACCACGCATCTCAGTGACGATACCCATCATCACGCCTTGCTTGCTCTTCATGGCGTTGTCACGCAGCACAGTGACATGATCCAACACTTGAGCCACACGGTCACCGGCCACGGTGGAGATCACCGAACCAGCCAGCCGTACAACAGGCGAACGTGCTTGTTTGAAGAACGGTAGCTTACCGAAGGTTTCAGCTCGTGCCCGCAGGGAGTTACCCACACCGGCCACAGCCATTTCCACTTGGTCCATGGCGTTGAGCTTGTTCTCCAGCATGCGAGCCTTACGCTTGGCCTCGATGTCCACCAACTGACCAACCAGCATATCCACAGCTTCACTGGCTTGGGTGCCCACGGTCACTTTGGTGTGCAGCTCAGCCAACTTGGTCATGACACGCCGGAACAGTTCAGTCAGACGAGCACCCCAAGGCAAGGATTTCAATGGTTTGGTAGCGTCAGCAGTGCTGAAAGTCAGGATATTGCGGACTTCTTCAGACGCCATGCCCAAGGCTGCAAACTGAGCCAGGAAAGTCGACTTGTTCGTCGTGGCTGACACTGGCTGATCGAACAGGAAAGCGTGCTTGTCAGCAGCAATCTGTTTCTCAGTCGGTGTAGCTGTAGCCCAGTCGCCTACATGGAAGTTTTCTGGTTTCAGTGTCTGCCGTGCTTCATTGAACAAGTTAACCAGTGCTTGGCGTACGAACACAGTGTTCGGATTGTCCATCGCCATTTCAATGGTGGCCTGGACCGATTCCAGTACAAACCCTTCCTGTTGGTTTACCTGGAAAGGCGAAGCCATGGCACGTGAAGCAAACGGCTTCTGTCCGGTTGCCAAGGATTTCAAGTAAACATCCATTGGCGTTATAGCACGGTTTACCGAAGCTTCTTCTTTGAAGGCACCGTACGGGCCGTACAGCGGCGTAACGATTGAAGAGATCACTTCATTCAAGTGAGTACGGTGTTCCAGGCTGGCAGTACGAGGGGAAGCTCCTTGCAGGGCTTCCAACACTTCTTGCGCAGTCATGGCATTCACATGATTGACAGCATCTTCATAAGCCAGTGTGCTGGAAGTGCGAGACTCACGCAGCTTTGCAGCTTCCCGGAATAAACCAGTGGACTGAGCGACTAGCAGACCCAAACCAGTTTCAGCAGCTTTATCAGCGTTGCCACGGAAGATCATCCGAGTCAGCGAGTTGATAAAGCTGCGCAAGCCAGTGAGGAAACCAGTTTCTTTACTTGGCATCTGGATGTTGGCCAGCACTTCCTGTTGGAAGCCAGCGTTGGTCAAGCCCCAAGCCAACAGCTCGTGCACATTGCCCGATGCGTTGCGGTACTTGCTAGACAAGGTGCCATTGGCAGCCAGTGTTTCAGCGACTTTGCCACGCAGCACTTCCAAGTCAGCCACAGCCTGTCCGGCCTGGGTGTCTTTACCTGTGTGGGTATCAACAATTTCAGCCAGGGCAGCGTGAACCAGTTCATGAGTCAGCATCTCAGGCGTGATACCCGACTCAACGAAGTCAGGGGATTTCACGTAGATGGCTGCCGATCCAGCCTCTTGGTGGTACCAACCACGTGCCTTGCTCACGCCAATACCCAGAGCACCATCAGGTGCCGTGACTGGTGTGATGTAGTGAACAGGCATGTTAGCCGGCACTGTACGTTTGATCATACCCAGCAAGGTGGCTGTGAACCGATCAGTGTTCAAAGCTTCCAAGGCGTTAACCAGGTCATGTGCAGTCATGCGGTTGGTGGACAATACGTTTACCAATTCCACATTGGATTGCACCAATGGTGTGCCGATTTCACCCCAAACACTCTGCTTGAGTGTGTTGTCTTTGACCGCATTGACCAGTTGAGCAGCACGATCCGCTGGCAAGACCTCTTTGGCTGATTCCAGGGGAATGTTCTTGGACAGCATGGCATCACGCACAGCTTCTACATCTGGCGTTTGCTCCAGACGATCCAGTGTGTTCAACGTGGTTGCCGGTGCCAAGGTCTGTACCGAGTTGTGATTCAGTACCTTGCGTGCAGCCGCTTGCAGATCCAGGGCTTGTGCAGCCGAGATTTGATCGATGGTTTGTGCAGCAGCTTCAGCAGCAGGCAAGAAAGTCTGCCCAACTTTAGCCAGCTCTGTTTGAGCAGCCTGGCGATCAGCATCAGTTACCTGATAAGAACCACCGTCTGTAGCATACTGCCCAACAGCTTTCATCGAAGCCAGCATGGTCAGCTTCTCAGTGTCAGCTTCTTGAGCCACATTGCGGATGGCAGCCAAGTGATCAGCCACACTGCCAAGCTTACGACGGTTCAGTTCAGTGGCGATGTCCTTGAGCTTAGGCTGAATACGAGCAGCCAGCTCTTCATCTTGCATCAAACCTTCAAGGCCGGTCAGCACACGCTCCAGAGTCGAAACCATTTCGCTTGGAGTCGAGTAGTTGAGCATGTTTTCAAAGGTAGCCTTGTTTAACTCCTGGCCGACTTGTTGTGCTTCATGCAAGCCAACACCCAAGGCATCGTGCACGTTCAAGGCATTCATGCGTCCATACACAGACGAAGCAATGGCCGAGTCAGTGGAGTGGATACCAGTGATGAAAGGTGCCACGCCTGGATCGATGGCTTTGGTGCGCAAACCATTGACCGATGTGCCTTTGCGCAGCATGACCGAGCCATCTTCTTGGTAAGTCGGCACAGAGTCACCGAAATACACTTCAGACGTGAACGGAGCAGTCTTATCCAGCTCGCGCTTGGACTTGCTCATGTTCATGCCAGCTTTGAGCTGGTTGGATTGCTTAGCCATTGCTGTCAGTAGGATAGGCTCCATATCTGACAGACGAGCGTTCACCGCTTTCACTTCAGCATCCGACAAGGAACTCAAAGCTACTTGCTGGCCGTTCTTGGTAGTCCGGCGTGCAATGCTTGGCGAAGTCTCTTCAGCTTGTTCGGTCAAGGCTGTGTAAGCCGCATCGTACAGACGGAAAGCCAGTTGAGCCGCTTGGTTCACAGTGTCACGACGAGCCATGAACAGACCGTAGTTATCGTTCAGTGCAGCCTCAGTCTTACTGCCCAACAATTCTTGGAAGCTAGCTTTGATAGCCATTACCTGAGCTGGGTTAAGGTCCGTCTGCATGGCGACGTCAATGCCCATGTTGCTGTTCAAGTGCAAACCACGGTTGCTGGTCAGCACGTTCACAGCATCAAGCACTGCTTTCATAGCGGCAGGGTCTTTGGCCTTGGCTGCATCTTCCATTTTCGCGTAGATCGATTGGATGAAACCATCAGCCATGCCTTCTACAGCCGTAGAGGTATTCGAACCGAACATCATGGCAGTCAATGGCTTCTTGATAACGTTACGGCCTTTGGACGTTACGTCACCTTCTGGCGTACGGAGTTGACCGGTAATGACCTGCAATGCAGCCATGCGTGGATCATTCTCAGTGCCGAGCAAGCTCAGTACACCAGCAACAGTGGACTCATACAGGTCAAGATTACCGTCCTGGCCGTGGAAGTCGTTGAACTGTTCGAACTGGCTGGTTTGCTCGTAGAAGCCGCCTTGATTCAAGACTTCAAACCCTTTGGCACCCAGCATCAGCAGAGACAGCATAGGACCGTTGGTTACACCGTCCACTTCTGCCATCAAGGTTGTCTTGAACTTACCATCTTGCGCATTACGCAGGTGAGCCAGGGAAACCAGTGCATCCAGCGAGTGGAAGTTTTCACCAGCTTCTTCTACCGCTGCAATGATGGCTGACTCATCAGGGTTGGTGGCTTCACCACGCAGAATCTCAGCCAGGACATCAACACCGGCAGTAATAACCGGAGTGTTGACCTTCTTGTCGTAATCAGCCAGCACCAGTGCAGTAGCCTTGGCTTCAGTCTTAACACCGAAGGATTCCAGGACACGCAACTTGAAGTTGTTCATCTGAGTGACATCATTCATGTCTACTTCAGTTTCCCAACCGTCCATTGCCAGCATATGGCGATGAACCTTCGAGGTCTGTGGGTTGATCACGTTGGTATTCAAACCCACACGCTGAGGCATCCACACCGAACGACCAAAATACAGAGCTTGCTCCAAACCTTCAGTAGTTGGGTCATTCACCATCTTGTCAGTGAACAGACTGTAGTTGTCCACCTGATCAATCAAGCCAGCATTCTTGGCATCACGACTGGCGAGGTTGTAAGCGTGTGTTGGTGTGTCAGTGGTGTCGATCACGCCAGCAATCTTGTACTTGGCATCAGCCGAAAGTACACCCCAGACCTGGTGCATGTCTTGACGCACCCGATGAGCTTTAGCCCCTTCACCATCGAGCACAGTAGCCAGTGTGGAAGGAATCTCACGGTTGGTCCGTTTAGCGTAGGACTGATCGAACTTGACCGGTGTGTAGCTGGGCTCAACACCCGCAGCTTCCACCGAGAACAGCTTGTTAACCACCGATTGCGAACCCGTTGTGGCCTCGCGAATACGACGGATCACTTCATTGGCAACTTCGCGACCGTTGACCTCTTCAGTGGTGACAGTCACGAAAGTGTGTACCACATTGGAAGCTGCGTCTTGGTTACCCATCAGACGTTGCAAGGTCTTGTCCGTGACTTCAGTCCGCTTGATCAAGCCAGCACGAGCCATGGCACCAATCGCTTGGATACCCAGTGCAGTTTCCATACGGGCGATATCAGAAGCGGCTGCTTCTGGTTTGGCACGCAGACCCAGGGCTTGAGCAATACGACCACCCAATTGGTTGGCGATCACGTCTTCACGAGTGCCTACACGCCCCAGAACACGATAGGCCTCGGGCGATACTTCATCGTCCTGGTCTTTGTTCAGGATCATGTTGATCCCGGCTTCAGTGTTGTAGATGCTGCCAGCGTTCTCGCCCAGCCAAGTGAACATGCCAAAGGAGATGGCTGTCTTGGCATTCTCATCCACCGAGCCATCCTCATTGATTAGGAACTGGCTGTAGTCCTGGAAGCGGAACTCAGGTTGACGCTGACGAGTGAAACCAGCACTGATGTGCTTGTCCACCAGACGCGTGAAACCAAAGAAGTTGTTCAGTGCCGAACGTTGTGGGCCAGACAACTCACCTTCTTGGGCGATGAAGTCTTGTACACGCAGTGCACCAGCTCGCACATTGCTGACAAAGTTAGGTGTGCTCACCAGTGGGTGAACAGAAGCATCTGTCTCATTACCAGCTTGTTGAGTGAATAGCTCGCCCAACAAGTTGACTTGTTGACGGTTATTCGAATCTACAGCCACACCAGTGGCTTGCTTGATAGCCGTCAACTCACCAGTTTCGGCTACTGGTTCGCTGGTTTCTGTTGTGTTGCTCTCAGCAGCAGGAGCCAGTTCTTCAGTTGGTGCAACAGCTGGAGTAGAACCAGTAGCCACCTCAACAACAGGAACTTCCTGCACTTCTACAGGAGCCGGAGCAGCATGGACCATGGCTTGGAATGCTTGAGCATTCTTGGTCAGTACATCTGCTTCAGCTTGCACGTCATCCCGCAAGCGGAAAGAGGTAGCACCAATAGCCAAGCCATTGGCTTCTTTGGTTGGTGTGCGCACCCAGTTGCCTGTTTGATCAGGAGCGATGAACACACGGTTGTTCGAACCTTTCACTTCTTCGAAAGCAGCAGCAATTGCAGCAGCTTTGCTGACACGACTCTGCGCGAAACCAGCCAGGGAGTTGACTTGTTCCTGGGCAGCTTCCAGGTTGCCATCAGACAGAGCCATTCGCAGAGCGTTGCGATATTGGTTTAGACCACGGAAGCCTTCACCACCATTGATGACATCAGAGCGTACGGTGGCTGTATCTTTGAACGAATTGGTGGCTTGCTGAGCTTCACTGAAAGACGCCAAGGCAGCTCGTTGTTCTTCACTCAAACTTTCATTGGAAGCCAATGCAGTTGCCATCTCTTGAGTGACGGCATCCGGGTTGGTCATGGTCAGTGTCAAAACACGATCAGCAGCCTGGGTATCACCCGCACTGGCTTGCTCGACCAATGCATTAACGTCAGGAGTGGTGTCTACCTGCAAGCGTTCAGCTGCAACCTGAACCTCTTCCAGTTGCTTCTGGATACGCTGAGCTTCTTGCTCGTCTGCTTTACGCAGCTCAGGTGTGTAGGCATCTGCCTGTTTCAAGGCATCGTCTACAGCTTTGAGATCAGCAGCAGAACCATTGTTCTGTTCAAGCCACTGACGAGTGTCTACCAGTTCAGCACGGCCTTCTTCAGTGAAGTTCTCCATGCGAGCTTGGACAGAAGATAGCCGACTGTTAAGATTACGTTGGATCGAATCAGCTTTCTTGATGTTGGTATCAACAGTGGCTTGGTCAGCGTCCTGGCTCAGTTCACCCAGAGCTTGTACAGCCCGAGCTGGATCAACCCCAGCAAGCTGATCAACATCGCCAGAACCGACGGCTTGCTGATAAAGGGCATCCACCGATTGAGCTTGCTCGATACGTTCTGCGGCAGTCGTTGCAGTGCCAGCCACACGGGTAGCCACAGCACCAGCACCCTGGAAGTTACCACCAACCAAAGCACCGATAGTTGCGCCTTCAACGATGTCTTCAATTGATGCATCCTTGAGAGCAGCTTTGCCTTCAGCATAGGTTTGGTACCCTTCAGTTACGCCTTCACGAGCGGTAGCAGAGGCGACAGCACCCACACCAGCGCCAATACCTCGGCCAGAATCACGAATGCCACGGATGAGTGATACATCGCCCACCTGTTCTGCCAGAGCAGCAGACGCAGCAAACAGACCCATTTCTGCACGGTCAGACGCATCAGGAAGCTGTCCTTCGTTCTCAGCTGCATAGTCAGTGATGCCCTTACGGTAAGTATCGAAACCATAACCAGCATTGGTGGTTACCGCAGACACTGGGCTAAACATCGCAGCAGCCAGTTGTGGGACGTTTTCGGCCACATATTCAGTGACTGCCGTTGGGTCTTGAATACCCGAAGACAGGGCATTGCCAATGGTGCGGAACAGACCAGCACCTGCGTCAGCCAGACCTTCACCGTAGTTGCCTTTACTGAAGGAATCACCAGCCGAACGCAGTTGATCAACACCTTCTTCAGTGGACGAACGAATATCGTCACTCAGGCGGTCACGACGAGTCGTATCCACAATACTGGAGATGTCGAAGAAGTTGGCAATGTTCTTGGAGACATTTTGCAGACCTTGAGTGCCTTGCAGACGCTCGCGGTAAGTCTGCGGAACACCGTCATCCAATGGAGCAACGGCATCCAACAAGGCGTCATCGCCTGGCAGACTCCCACCAGTACGGCTACGGTTGTACGCCTGCACTTGTTCTTCTGGTACAGAACCTTGAGCCAAACCAGAGATGATATCGACTGGCAACGTGGCAACGTTACCCACCACTCGGCTACCACCGGACAACACAGAAGAAACCAAGTTAATGGCTTGGCCTTCGATGTTGTTAGGGTCAATACCCAACTTACCAATCAGTGCGTCTTCGACGTTACGACGTTTACGCTCAACCATGGTAGGCAGCGCAGCCAATTTAAGATTCGACGCATCAGCAAAAAGAGGCTGGTAATTACTGCCAGCCTCTTCAGGTTGCACCGTATCCAGAACTGGAATGAAACCAAGTCCGGTAGGTTCTGCCACGTATGTTGCTCCTATAAGTTAACTGTTTGGCTGTGCTGCCCTGCGAGTGTCTGGTTTAATCAGAACACCCGCTTTATTCAACATCTTGGTCGCGGTCAGGAAGAAGAGGACCAGAGGCTTTGGGAACTCGTGCAGTGAGTGTACCCGATAAGCTATCCAGATCAATACCACCACCTTGAAGTTCACGGCGTTTCTGCCGCAGTTCACGTTCGACACTACGCAAGTTATGCACAGCTTCCTTGGTTTGAAGTGCTTTTTGCGCAAGCTCAGGGTTACGGGCGTACATCTCTTGGAAGTACGTATCGATAGAACCACCTTCGCTACCTGGAATGGAAACGATGTTGGTGTCATCACCGTGGATATCAATGTACTGCTGGATTTGGGCAGGGGTAATACGGATGCGTTCTACCTTTGCATCTTTCCCTTCACCCAACGGTACTTGAATACCATCAGTCAGCAAGCTTTGAATCTTGCTCTGCGTTTGAATACGTGCGTTGTTATCACCACGAAGCCATGGACTGGTAGTTGAAGCCAGTTTCT